CCTGCTTTGGGAGCAGGGGGTCCCAAGTTCGAATCTTGGTACCCCGACGATTGAAAATCAAGGAGTTACTTAATAAAGTGGCTCCTTTTTTTATGCCTTTTTGTATATTTAACTACCCTTATATGCCCTTAAATGCCCCTAATTGTTAGCTTTGTGTTGCAAATCTGTTGCAAATTTTACCCGGAATTTGCAACACAATAAAACCGGACATGGGAAATATATCATTTTACCTAGATAAGAGAAGAGCGAAGAAAGATGGCTCTTTTCCTGTTAAGCTATATGTTAGCCATAACAAGAGATTTTATATCTCCACCCAGTTCACCGCTAAAGAGGAGAACTGGGATGTGAACCAATACTCTAAGAGCGAGCCTAACTATAAGACCAAAAATATGACGATACGCTCGTTGATGAACAAGGCCGAGGATGTTATATATAAGCTTGAAAGGGAGGATAAGCTAAAAAGCGTCACGGATTCCATTCTAAAAGAAATGATAGAGGAGGCCATATCAAGCAAGGCTAGGGCTGAGAGGACATTGTTGACCTGCTTCGATGAGTTTATAGCTACCAAGCAAAAAAGAAGTACTATTGAGACATATGAAGGAAGTAAGGCCAAGATCGTGGATTTCGGTGGTGACCCTTCTTTTGGAAGTATAGATAAGAAATGGTTAATGGATTTTGATAGCTATATGATAAAGGCAGGTCTTAGCACTAATACACGTTCGATACATATGAGAAACATGAGAGCGGTATTTAATTATGCCATAGATGAGGGTGTGACAGAGAATTATCCTTTCAGGAAGTTCTCTATTAAAACAGAGGAAACCCGGAAAAGGTCTTTGACCGTGGAGCAGTTGATAATGTTACGTGATTATCCTTGCGAGGGTTATCAAACAAAATACAGGGATATATTCATGCTAATGTTTTACCTCATAGGTATTAATGGTATAGATTTGTTTTCCGCAAAGAAGTTGAATGGGGATAGGCTAGAGTACAGGAGGGCAAAGACTGATAAATTATATTCGGTCAAGGTAGAGCCTGAGGCGTTGGAAATAATAAATAGGTATAAGGGTGATGGTTATCTCATAGATGTATTGAATGAATACGCTTATTACAAGGATTTTATGCACAGGATGGGCTTGGGCTTGAAAAAAATAGGCGAATGTGAGCGAAAAGGGCGTGGTGGAAAGAAGTATATCAAAGCTTTATTCCCGGATTTGTCCTCATACTGGGCCCGCCATACGTGGGCTACCATAGCCGCTGAGCTTGATATTCCCAAAGAGACGATATCTGCCGCTTTAGGACATGAGATAGGGTCTTCCATTACTTCCATATATATACGTTATGACCAAAAAAAAGTGGATGAAGCCAACCGAAAGGTTATAGATTACGTCAATGGCTACAGGAAAAACAGGGATGAAAGGTAAAATAGACCAATAAAAAACGCCCGTGTCAGAAAAAACACGGGCGTTATACTTTTAGTATGCTACAAACAGGACTATTTTGTTCTTTCGACCAAAATCTTTGAAATTCGAACTTGCAGTTGCTGCAACTCGATATTATTCAGTTCTTCCAAATCAATGTTCGCTATTTTTACTTTTCGATTTTCGTCAAAGGAATTTTTCTTCTCCTCATGAAGAGCGGTTACTAACTCGTCTATTTGACCCTTGATCTTTTGAGCCTTTAGCTCATAATTGATAGTTCTTGCCATAATATAGTTTTTTAATGTTATTTATTTGTGAAATCAAGCTTATAGCCTAGTGCATCACCTATCTTGGATAATAGGTCAACGCCTGTACTGTACTTGCCTAGTTCTATTCGGGCGATATTACCCGGGGCTATACCGGTCAATTCGGATAGCCGATATTGTGATATCCCGGCCTCCATGCGGAGCTGGGATATCCGCTTGCCTATTCGCTCCCGGTCATTCATCTTGGGGGCCCTCCCAATCGCAGTAATTGCAGTACCATACTGCGCATTTTTTCATTATCCCTAATAACATTTCCCGGTCTTCCACAGGATCAAGAGTACAGCTATGATGCAAGGCCATCAACAGCCTCTCGGTTCTTGATCCTTCGTTCTTGAATTTAAATGTCAATACATTCGGATTAAGCCCTATTGCGTCAAAGTCCCTGTCAAACACCTCGAAAACGGAAGCCGAGCGTACATGCTCGATGATTGTCCGATCTCCCAATAAGTTCCCTTCATGAGAGTGGGCATCCCAAAATACCCACTCCGGTAGATTAAGTTCTATTTGTTTCATAAATTGTTGTAGGCCTCTACTATTTTTAAATAACAATGCCGACGGGCATCATTATGTTTTTCTTCGTTTGAATCGTCATAGATCCAATCCCAAGCCTCTGAATCCGTGGTACGAACCTTTATGTTTTGCCCCCTGTAACGTGCCTCAATCACATATTGACCATAACCGTTACCTCTTCTCATCTCAAAATTAACTTTTCTGAAAGTTGCCATGTCTTTTCGCCGCTTATAGGTTGCCGCCCTTTCTATTGTTATTTCTGTATTGCAAATATACTATCAAATTTGATAGCATGCAAGTTTTTCAATGATTATTTTTTATGCTCTATGGCATATTTTCTTTCTCTTTTTCCTCCAGCACTTTTTTAAGCTGATATAGGCTCAAAATATCATACTCAAATGTCGGATTGTCCCAATTTTTTCGGACAGAGTTCGTTTGGACAGAGATAAATTTTCGTAAGTCAAAGATATATTGACATTGTGACAGTCTTATCTCGTTAAATGTAATCTCGTAGTTATCAAACCACGCAAGCAGTTTTTTTAGTTCCTCGTTCATGGTATATATGATTGATTTGCGCAAATATATTTATTTATAATGCTTCATGATTTATGTGTTTTAGTTTTTTAGTTGTAAATATTTAAAAATAAACTGTTTATAATTTGTTATTTAGAATCATTCTAAATAACTTTGCCTCTGTGGTGGAAATATAAAGTGATGCGTCTTGTTTTTTAACTTATATTTCATTTTCCGCTTTAATTGTTTAATACAGATATATTTATGATATGGGTATTCCGCACTTGAACAATAAAAATGACATGATATCATTGCGTGTATCGCCTGATGTAAGGATGAGGTTGTGCGAGGTGGCCGAGGCTACTGGCGTTAATGTCTCTGCGGTCGTAAAAGCGGGACTCTCAAAGATATTGGATGAGGTATATGATGCCGATGGCAACTTGTGTAATATCGGGGATCTTGCGACAAAGAGAAAGATCCCGGTATCTCATGGGTACTATCGTATATCAGACATATCCAAGGCGAATGGAATCAGTGAGAGGAGCATAAGAAATATGGTAGAAAAAGGCAAGGCGTCGTATATAAAGAGAAATGGCAAGATATATGTATTATTAAAAGACGTGGAGGGTGTCAATGGCCGCAAGGATAAACACGATAAGAAAAGGTGATTGTGGCGTTCGGACGAGAGAGCTGATCGCCAGATATTACTTGACATTGATGGGTGAGTTCCGTAACGATGATGGACGGTTGTATTTATCCATGGATAAAGGGGACATGTTTCATAACGCTATCACCTTGATACTTCAAGACTCTAAATTCAACACCTTAAAAACGGATTCCGATATAATGGACCGTATAAGGAAAAGGATTAGAAATGTTATGAGTGAGATAAAACAAGATCACAATCTATATAAGAAAAGCTATGCCAACGATATACAAACCGAAGAGGCGGGATCAGACGAGCCAGAGGCGTAAAGAAAGGATGGCTATCTATAATACGGCTCGATGGAGGAGGATGAGGGAGGCCAAGCTTCGTGACAATCCTCTGTGTGAGATATGCGAGAGGAATGGCATTACGAGAATGGCAGACGATGTACATCATATCCAATCATTCATGTCCACTGATAATCCGGAGTCTAGGAAAGTGCTGGCATTTGATTATGACAACTTGATGAGCGTGTGTGATGAATGTCACTCGGCTATACACAATAAAAACAAAATGATATGACAAGGACAGAAAGAGAGAATGCCGTGATATTGATACATAGACATTGCGTGCCAAGCCGAACGGGAGAAAGATATGAAAGTCATTATCTAAAGACTTATTTTGGGGATGCGCTTGGCTGCTATATAAGCAACGATGAGTTTAAGGGAATAATGGTTGAGGCGGGGATTATGCCTCTTGCTTCATCACTTAATAAAACGAGTCATTGTTATAAGTTGAAGAGGATCATACCGGATGCATGGAACGGGAGGATGGCATAGCCCCCCCCCTTATGATTTTTTAGAGGCGGGAAGTGTTGAAACCACGTCCCAATTCGCTTCACACGCACGGCGTTTTTTGAAATTCGCCAAATAGTTAAATATGTTAAACATGGGTACTAGATATACGATAATAAGTAAATCCAAGGATATTTCCTTCCAGTTGCCAAAGACTATCAAGCATAAGGCGACTCGAAAGGTCATATGCGATATTGTGAGAGAACTTTGTGATCGTGGAGAATTGACAGTGGGGGATATTCCGCAGCTCCATAGAATGGCTACCGCCTATGACTGTTATCTCGAATGTGTGGATGTCGTGTCTGAGCAAGGATTAACAATGAGGAATTTAAAGGGTGAAATTGTCAAGAGACCAGAGGCTAACATTATGCGGGAGAGTTGGACTCAATATCTAGATATCGCTAAGGAATATGGATTTACCCCTCGTAGTAAGAAAATGACTCGTGGCAATGTAGATAGCAAGGAGGATACGCCTGCGGATGATTTCTTCAGCAACAAATAAGACATATATTCAATACCCGGTAGACGTGATATCAGGGAATGTGATAGCAGGTAAGCATATAAAAAAAGCTTGCGAGCGTTTTTTTTCCTTGATGGACGATGATCGGTACATGTTTTTGGAAGAAAAGGTGGATAAAGTGATACGATTATACCACCACCTTCGACATTTTAAAGGCCGGCATTCCGGCAAACCTTTCGTACTGGAGCCTTGGCAGGAATGGATTATCGCAAGTATCTACGGGTTTTACAATAAGAGTGACGGAAGTAGGCTCACCCAGACTGTTTATATAGAGGTGGCCAGAAAGAACGGGAAAACAGCGTTAGCAGCGGGTATAGGTCTAAACGCCCTTATAAATGATGATGAGGATGGGGCTGAGGTTTATTTCGCCGCCAACTCGAAGGATCAGGTAAAGATATCCGCATGGCCATTATGCTCTAATTTTGCGAAGGCTTTTGATCCTAAAGAAAAATACTTGAAAGTTTATCGTGATACTATTAATTTTGACAAGACGATCTCTTGGTTGAAGGTTTTAGCGGCTGATTCCACAAAATTGGATGGACCAAATCCCTCCACCTTCATACTAGACGAATATCATGCGGCAAAAAGCAATAGCCTGAAAGCCGTGCTGGAGTCAGGACAAGGGACACGGGACAATCCTTTGGAAATAATCATAACAACAGCCGGATTTGATAAGTTAGGGCCTTGTTATGAGTTGAGGACTACCGCAACGGAAATATTGAACGGTTTAAAAGAGGATGATTCTTTTTTCATGGCCATATATTCGCTTGACGAGAATGATGATTGGAAAGATGAGGCGAATTGGATAAAAAGCAACCCAAATATGGACGTGACAGTCAAGTCATCTTACCTAAGAAAAGAGGTAAGGAAAGCTATGAACACACCATCGGATGAGGTCAACGTAAAGACTAAAAATCTCAACATGTGGTGCGATAGTTCGGACGTATGGATTCCGGATGATTATATACTGGCATGCTCAAAGAAGGTGGATCTGGCTGATTTTACCACGAATGATGACTGTTTTGCCGGTATAGACCTCTCTTCCACATCGGACTTGACTTGCGTATCGTTCATGATACCAAAGGATGGCAAGTTTTATTTCAAGACGTTGTATTATCTTCCAGAAGAAGCATTGGAGACAAAAAAGAACAAGGAGCAATACAGTGAGTGGGTGAGGCTTGGTTTTTTGAAACTTACCCCCGGTAACGTTGTTGATTACGATTATATACTGGACGATATCCTATCGGTAGACAAGAGGTTGTATATAGTAAAAGTAGGATATGACTCTTGGAACGCCACGCAGTTCGTGATAAACGCTACGGATAAAGGGCTTCCAATGGAGCCGGTAAGCCAGTCCATAGGAAATTTCAACCGTCCAACAAAAGAGATGGAGCGTGTAATATTGTCCGGCAATGTGGTAATCGACAATAATCCAATAACTCGCTTCTGTTTTAGGAATGTTGTTATGAAATTGGATCATAACGGGAATACGAAACCCTCTAAGGAATATAGGGATAAGAAGATAGACGGGGTTATCTCCATGATTGAGGCTATGGGGGTTTGCTTAATGACACCTCAATACTCGAATAGTATATAAACTCTCTCTGATGTATTACACGATTTCGGTTTAAGGTAAAGACATCGTGTATGAGATTTTTGGGTTTGGATATAAATATAAGGCGCTCACAGAAAAAGGAACCCGTTGAATCCTTCGTTAACGTGCAACGCTTTGGCGGTGGGTCAAGCAGGAAACCGGCTATGACACTTGCCGCCGTATATAGATGCGTCAATGTCATTAGCGAGAGTGTGGCGCAACTTCCTTTAGACACTTTCAAAAAAGATAATGAGGGATATAAAAGCCCCTATGTTAGGCATCCCGCTTACGACCTTCTTCGGGAGTTCCCTAACCCGGATATGACAAGATTCACGTTCCTTAAAACGTTGGTAAGCTCCGTGCTGCTTAATGGCAACGGATACGCCTACGTTGACAGGGATGATTACGGTAATGCGTTATCCCTTCAATATATACCTTCCGGGCTGGTTAGCGTAGTCTATATTACGGTTGATGGTATCCCTAGGATGAGATACCAAGTGACGGGATTCAAGTCTCTTGTTGAGCCTTCTGATATGATCCATGTCTTGAATTTTAGTTATGACGGTATAACCGGCGTATCCACATTAACGCACGCACGCAATACGCTTGGCATATCGAGCAGCGCGGAGGATTACGCTAAACAATTCTTTAGCGAGGGTGGTGGAGTTATGGGAATATTGTCCTTTGATACTAAGCTCCGTGATGGACAAAAGGATGAGATAAAGAAAGCTTGGGGCGATATGGTTTCCAATGGGGGGATTGGCGTATTAGAGGCGAATAGTCATTATCAGTCAGTATCAATAAATCCGTCCGATGCACAGATGTTGGAGACAAGGCAATTCAACGTGATAGACATATGCCGTTTCTTCGGGGTTTCCCCTGTCAAGGCGTTCGACCTATCTAAATCCAGCTATAGCACAGTGGAGGCTACGCAATTGGCATTCCTTACGGATACGCTGGCCCCACTCTTGGAGAATATAGAGCTTGAGATGAAACGAAAGGTATTCCGTCCATCTGAGAGATCCTATGTTGAGGTAAAATTTGACACGAGCAACTTGTTGAGAGCCGACAAGGCGGCACAAGCGACGTTTATGAAAACAATGTATGAGATGGGAGGTATGACCCCAAATGAGGCTCGACGCATGATGGACATGCCCAAGGTGAAGAACGGGGACCAGCCGCTGGTTAATAACGCTATGGTCCCATTGGAGTTTGTGGCTAACAAGAAGTTTGATGCAGGGAAAGATCGGTCTTGATCGCTGTATTACATCGTTTCGGTATATAATAAAATATCTATTGAGCATGACAAATAATAAGGAAATAAGAGGAATATCATACCGGGCTTCCATAGATGGGGAATCCAGACATGTGGAGGGATACGCTTTGCTTTTTAATACGGATAGTCAACCTATGTGGGGTGGGGATCTCATAGAACGGATAGCGCCTACGGCCTTGGACGGCGTATTGGAGAGGAGCGATGTCTTGTGCTTGATGAACCATGATGAGAGAAGGGGTGTATTGGCTCGCTGGAGAATGGGTGAGGGATCATTGAAGTTGGAGGTTGATGCCAAAGGACTTAAATATTCTTTTGATGCTCCGGATACAGCCTTGGGTGATGAGCTGGTAGAGGCTCTGAAGAGAGGGGATATCGCTGAGTCATCTTTCGCCTTTACGGTATCTAAGGATAATTGGGAGAAAGGCGAAAACGGTAAGTATATCCGCACGATCGTCCAGATAGACAAGCTGTATGATGTAAGCCCGGTGTATTATCCGGCTTATGAGGATACCGAGGTAGCCTTACGGTCTATCGAAAGCATTCGTGATAAGGAGCGTAAGGATTTAGAGGATAGGCAAAACAAGGAAAAAGAGGAACGGGAAAAGAGGGAAAAGGAGGATTTAGAAATTTATTATAACAATCTTAAAAACAGATTTTAATATGTCAAAGAAACAACTTACTATCGTGGAGCTTCGAGACAAGATCGGATTGCTCAACACTGAAAAACAAGGCATTTTCGATAAGATGAAGGCCGAGGGCCGGAAGGCAGATGAGAATGAGGAAAAAAGATTGGCCGAGATCGTTACGGATATCGCCGATTGCGAGTTTGAGATCAAATTGGCCGAGGCTAGGAATAAACAACGTCCGGTGGCTAACACCCAACATTCTAGGGGAGGATTGTTGGCTAAGGCTATCCGCTCAAAGATCACTGGTGAGACTTGTGACGAGGTGGAGGGGTTGATCGATGCCGGACGTAGGGCTATGACCGAGGCTAGCTTACCGGTGGATCAAGGAAGCTTGTTGATTCCGATGGAATATAGGGGCAATTTTATTTCCGCTCAAGTCACAGGTGATGGCAAGGAACTTATATCAGAGGATTTGCTTGGCATCTTGCAGCCGATCCGTGATAGTTTGGTCATGGTAAAGGCTGGGGCTACTTTTTTAACGGGACTGAAAGGTAATATAGGTATTCCTGCGTATTCTGGCTCATCCGTTAATTGGGCTAATGAGACTGGGGCGGCTCAGAATGGGAAAGGCACGTTCACAAAGGTAGAGCTGGCTCCTAAGCGCTTAACAGCCTATATTGATATCTCTAAGCAGTTCCTTGCGCAAGATACGCTATCTACTGACACTATGCTTAGTAATGACTTGGCACGCGCGGTGGCTATCAAGTTGCAGAAAACAATTCTTGGCGCCGAGGCTACTAACGCAAATAAGCCTGATGGCTTCTTTACTGGCACGCCAACTTATACGGTGACAGGAGAGGCTTCTTTCGCTAATATGATTGCTTTGGAAACAGCGGTTCCCGTTGATGAGGCGTTAGTGAATAATCTTGCTTATATCACGTCAGTCAAAGGCGCAGGTATCTTGAAGGGTACTCTTAGAGCCGCAAGTGTAGCGGAGGGATTCATCTTACAGAATGGCATGGCTAATGGTTACAACGTATATGCTACGTCAGGCATGGCATCCGGATTGCAAGAGAGCACGGATGAGGAAGGTATCATTTTCGGCAACTGGGCGGATTTCGTTATCGGTCAATGGGGTGCGTTGGATATCACGGTTGATCCTTACACGAAGGCCGCTGATGGCGAGGTCCGATTAGTTATCAACGCCTTCTTTGATGCCAAGCCTCGCAGAAAAGAATCATTCGTTGTTGGATCTATTAAATAACTTGGCTCATGATACTTACGCTAGAGGAGGCAAAGAGGCATTTAAGAGTGGATTTGGATTATACCGATGATGATATGTATATCGAGGAATTGATAGACATGTCAGAGATCGACATCGCTAATCGTTTAAAATTCGACTCATTGACGGATGTTTTTCCGGACGGTATTATACCTCTTCCGGTCAAACATGCCGCCAAGCTTGTCGTGGCTCACTATTACGAGAATAGGGAGCCAATAGCTTTCGTTTCCTCTAGCAAGGTGCCCATGATGGTAGATAGCTTATTGTTTCCTTATGTAAGGTATTATAGTCCAAAAGATCATGAGAGCGGGGTTGATGAGAGATAAGATCACATTCCAGTTGCCTGTAAAGTCCGAGACTGAGTATTCGGCCTCGGAGGTAATTTACGAGGATTGCTTCTCTACCTATGCCCGTGTTTCCCACATTAGAGGTAACAGGGCGATAGAGGCCAATGAGATCGTCAATACCTATACGGTAAGGATCGAGATACGCCTGTATCATAAGGTCGATTATGACATGGTTATTGTTCATGATGGGATAAGGTACAGGATACTCGATATCAACCCGGAGAGGTCCAAGAATTGTATAACCATCACGGGGGAGAGAATCAATGAGTAAAGTCAAGGTTGATATATCGGAATATAACCGGATGGTGGACAGGCTTACCGGGGAGGAAATGAATAAGGCCATGGTTTCCGCCGTTCGATCCGGCGGGCAGATCATAAGGAGAAGGACTATCCAGAACTTTGGTTCCGGAACCGCTTTCAAGGCTTTCAATGTCTATAAAGACCGTAACGGATCAACCAAGAGATTACCATTGGTAAGGCTTAACGTTAATAAGAAAACCAAAGATGCCGTTGTTGATATTCTAGGGGATTTTAGAGCCAAGTTTTTTGAGCTTGGTACCAAACGGAGATTTACCAAAGGACATCGGGTCACCGGCGTTAAAAGAAAAGGCGCTAGGAGGTATTTGAATAGGTCGGGGAAACCCGCGAATCGTGGCGTTATCACGGGACGAAGGTATTTCAGGAAAGCGCAAGACTCGGAAGAATCAAAGGTGCTTGACGATATGGAGAAAAGAGTGATGAGGGCTGTAATAAGGATAGGAAGAAAGAAATGAGAGCGTTAGAGATAGGAGCTTTGATTAAAAGACTGTTAGCTGATATGAGTATCAATGACAGGTTGAAAGGCCGTATATATCCGGTCGTTGCCGAGCAGAAAACGCCTTTTCCTTTTGTTACGTACAAAAGAAGTGGGGTAGTCTTGGAATCGGACAAGGATGTGTCTTATCGTTATGGAATGATCAGCGTGGATATTATTATCGTCGGTTCTAGCTACTCTCAATCGCTGGACATTGCTTCCGCTATAGTGGATGAGATGCCAGACTATCCAATGAACTTGGATGGTTTTGATATCTCCGATATAAAGCTTGCCAACGCCGTTGAGGATTTTCAAGACGAGGCGTATATACAGGCTCTTACGTTTAATATTGTAATTGATAATTAACATGGAAAATAAAGTAGTAAGAGGAAGGGATTTGATGCTCTTCAAAAAGGTTTCTGAGAATTATGTAGCACTTGGCGCTGCCACTACGCATACAATGAACTTATCAAGGGAGGAGCTTGATATCTCCAACAAGGATACTGGAGAATATGGCGATACCGAGCTTGGGCAAATCAGCTGGGATATTCAAGCAGAGTCCATGATGATTGAGACAGACTATGATAGTCTGGTTGACGCTTTTTTATCGGGAGAAGTACTTCATGTGGCATTCGCTGTCACGGCCGAGGCAGGATCTAAGACGGGCAAACCTTCCGCGGGATGGACTATTGGGTCTGGAGGATATGAGGGAGACGTATGTATCACCTCTATCACGGCCAATGCCGCCCATAACGACAAGGCTACTTATTCCGCTACATTTAAGGGCAAAGGCCCGTTACTCAAGAGATCTTGATCATGATGGGAGATAAGATCACTATAAAAGATAAGGAGTATCGTCTAGGATATAATCTTCGTGTCCGAATGATTTACGAGAAGATCATGGGAAAGAATATCGGCGATGACATGTTGACGTTTGAGAATATCGTGTTCTTTTATTCTGTATTGTTAGCGTACAATAAGGGTTTCACTATGGACTTGGAGGCTTTTACCGACATATTGTGCGATGACGAGTCTATATATATCGATCTTTTGAAATGGTCCGTAGAGTACAACAAGAGGAAGGAGATATTGGAAAATACGGATAACACTGATAATGACGATAAAAAAAAAGAATAAGCGGTAAGGATATATTCCAAGCCTTGGTTTTTGTTGGCGGGCTTGATCCGGCCTATGTGCTTGATGATATGGAACCATATGAGATTGACGCTTGTATGGAAGGTATCCATAAGAAGTACATAGAGAGTTGGAATCAAACCCGTCAATTGGTTTATACGATAGCCCAAGTAAATAGCAGCAAACGTATAGATATAAAGGATATGATGCCCTTCCCTTGGGATGAGAATGACAGCATGGAGATGCCAGAGGAAGAGCGTGAGAGATTGAGCTGTATGTTAAATGAATTTGTAAAATTGAAGAATAATGGCGGCGGATCTATTCGTAAGAATCCTGTTCAAGAATAATGAGTTTGACAGGTCTATTAGTAAGACAAGGAAACAGGTCTCTGATTTCAAGAAGGTGACAGAGTCAGTTGGAGGGTCAATCGTTAGCATGACAAAAGGTTTTGCCACTCTTGGCGGCATCTCATTTGCGCTTATGGACGTTACCAAGAAAAGCATGGAGTTCGAGAAATCATTGTCAGGTCTTAGATCTTTAACCGGACTTGGGGCTAAGGATATGGAGTATTTCAAGAAAGCAGCTATTGATTTAGGATCTACATCTACACAAACAGCATCGCAAGTAGTTGAGGCTTACAAATTGATAGGTTCACAACAGCCTGAATTATTGAAAAATAGAGAGGCACTTAACGAGGTCACGAAACAAGCCATTATCTTAGCCGAAGCTGCGGGTATGGATGTCCCATCTGCGGCAAAAGCTTTATCTGGATCTATAAACCAAATGGGTGAGAGTGCTAATGTGGCAGGTGAATATATTAATATATTGGCGGCCGCATCGCAATCGGGATCGGCTGATATACAATATTTATCCAAGGCTATAGAGAAATCCGGAGGTGCTGCTAATTCCGTAGGTGTTAAATACAATGAGCTTGTAGCCGCTATTGAGACTATCGCCCCTAAGATAACGGAAGCTAGTGAGGCTGGGACGAATTTGCGTAATATATTCTTGATATTGGAAGGAAGCTCTGATAATAATCTTAGACCTTCTGTGGTTGGTTTATCCAAGGCTTTAGATAATCTGGCAAGCAAAAATCTAGATGCTACCCAAATGACTAAAATGTTCGGAAGAGAGAGCGTTACGGCGGCTTTAGCTCTGGTTAACGCAAAAGATCAATACAAAGGATATATCGATGCCATAACCGGTACAAACACGGCTTTAGAGCAACAACGAATTAATAACGCAAATTTGGAGGGATCTTTAAATGCGGTATCATCCGCATGGGAAGGGTTTATTCTAACCATGAACAAATCAAATGGTTTTTTGTCTACAACCGCCCAAGGAGTAGCCTCATTGATACAGAATCTTACTGATTTAGCGAAAACACAAGATGAGATACAAGAAAAGGTCATTGGTGATAAAGCCAATAAAATAGTTGATAAAATAAAAGGAGCTTATGATGCAAACATAAGCGGGGGATTATCAAAGCAGCGTTCTATAGAATTAACCGCTATAGAATATGATGAGACAGAAGCCTATAAGATAGATGTTCTCAAAAGCGATTTGTCATCCTTAACTATGTCCTTGGGAGATCTAGAGAAGAGACGAAAGGAATTGGCAGGAATGCCCGGTTATTATAACCGAAAAGAGAGAGGCGATATTCTCCAATCCATCCATGATACCAAGGAGAGGATAAAATATATACAAGAGGAATTGAGCGTAAGAGAAAAAGCAGATTCGAAAATAAAAGAATTTTTGAATAATACGACTCTAAAAGATAAAAAGAAGAATCCTATTGATGTGTCAGATGTGGCCGCTAAAGGCTCAATAGATTATATCGAGACCCAGATATCAGATTTATCAAAGAAATTAAAATCCGCAACGGACGAGGCCACTAGGCAAGGGATCCGAACGGCCATAGAAAAATTGAAGGATGAGAAATTAAAGATAGAGATGGAGCCCTTACCCGAAGGTTCCATAGATTATCTTAACGCCCAGATATCAAGCCTAACGAAAAAACTTAACACGGAAACGGACGAGGCTGTAAGACAAGGGATCCGCACGGCTATAGAGAAGATCAATAAAGAAAAATATAACATAGAGCTGGAAGCTACGCTTGGGCGGTTGAAACCGATGGAGGGGGATAAATTCGGCGTGTCAACAAAAGGCCGTAATGCAACGGAGGATATTAAGTCTGGCTATATATCGATTAAAGGCGTATCCGGTGACGCTATCAAGTCAAATTATGAATACGCTGATTCATTAGGAGCTATCGGTAATATGATGTCTTCTGTTTCTCGGTTAACAAACGAAGGTGCGGCTTCTTGGCTAGATTACTCTTTGAATGTTATGCAAGCGGTAGGCCAAGCTTTGCCGGCTTTGAATGCACTTTTCAATAAGAATGTTGCGGCGGCAGGATCGTCAGCCGTATTGGGTGCCGCATCTTCCGGCCCATTTGGGTGGCTTACGGCGGGGGCCGCTGTGGCCTCAATCGTGGCGGCTATAGCGGCAATTCCTAAATTCGCTAATGGTGGTATAGTCCCCGGTAGTATGTATTCGGGGGATCGTGTTCCGGCAATGGTAAATTCAGGAGAAATGATATTAAACAGGTCTCAGCAAGGTAATCTGTTCCAAATATTGAATCAAGGAGGGACTAAGGGGAAAGATGTACGTGTCACAGGCGAAGTGGTAGTGTCGGGTGAGCAAATGAGGATATTATTAGCGAATACTGATAGAAAAATGAGGAGAGGTAGATGAACAGGGTTTATTATAATGAGTTTAAGGGATTAGATGGAGTCCTTAATCGAGTTGAGATTCTTTCAGAAGTTTCAGGTATTGACGAGTATGTGAAAACCGGAAAATCTCCTTTTGTATTAAGATATGCCGATGTTATGAAGCTTGATCCTGTTCATACGGCTCAAGCAACGATACATCTTATCAGTCAATATGATTTTCAGTTTATTTCACTTCATACTGATGATATGCAAGGATATAGAATGGATTTTTATAGGGGAGGAATTTTGTTTTGGACAGGATGGCTGGATTCAGAATTATACAACGAGGTATTATCTAAATCCTCACCTTATGAAGTAGAATTCTCCGCTTCTGATTTCAATATAACAGAGAGACTGAAATATATTAATGACTCAGACGCAAAATATAGCGATATCGTCCCTGTGATGACGCATATAAAAAGGTGTTTGGATAAGTTGAAATTGCCATTTGGGAAGATATATATAGGTTGCACGACTACAATAGGAGGTATATCTTTAAACTCATCCGAGACTGCTCTTCATAAATCGTATGTTACCTCTTCTAATTTTTATGACGAGGATGGCAAGCCTATGTCTTGTAGAGAGGTCTTGGACAATTGTTTGAGACCTTTTGCTTTAATGATGGTACAGAAAGATGGGAATGTATATGTATATGATTATAACACCATTAAGAAAGGTTTACCAATGAAAAGGTTTGATTTCTCATCCATGACATACGAGGATGAGGAATTTGTTGACTTTTATTATGGAAACGCCTTGGATATCGGTATTATGTCATCAGAGGGGGATTATGGGTTTGAGGAGATGTTTAACAACGTGACTATTACAAGCTCATTATACGCTGACAAAGATGGGGTGTTTTCATATGATGTAGAGGAAGATAATCTGGAAAATCTTATATCCACATCTGATAATGCCGGCTATGTCTTGAAAAAGTATGGATTATGCCCTCCTTGGAAAGAGGGCCGTTTCTTGTATTACGAGAATAAGAGAAATACCGGAGCCGATGCCCTGATAGGTGCGGAGATGATATATACGGGTGATAGCTCAGCGATCAATCAATGGTCTTTTGATGGCAAAAACGTATTTATTATAGGAAATACAGACTCTAAGAACTATCTTAGGATCAAGGCCCAAGCGTATGTTAATACTAGGGATGACCCTTTTGATACGGACATCATAGAGGATGATGAGCGAACTGGTGTTATGGGGATATATGGTGACTTGGTTCTGTATGATAGTATGGGTACCCCTATTATGTACTATGACAATAGTTATAGGTTTGATGAGGGATGGAAGAATGTAACGGGAGCCAGTGTTCCACAGGGCAAATTCATTTTAACTTATGTGTCATTATCAGAAACGGCCAGCGCTTCTACCTCGAGAATTGCGAATCAATGGTTGACAAATGGACAAAATATGTCTTTAGGCGAATCTCTTAGCTCGTCAAGGGATCAAGCGGGTAATCGGTTGATCGCACCGCCGGTAAGCGGATATTTGGTGATGCGCATGAGATATAGCGTAATAAAACGGCTGGTTTTGGATAAGGAGGAGATATTTCCTGCGGATAGGGTCAAGAATATACTTATAGACCATGTCAGTATGGATTTCGAGAATGATAAGGGAGACAGCTTGAATACTGATGATTACGAGTTTAAAAGTTATATCAATAAGAAGGTCGCTTCGGATTTTGAGGAGATAACATTGAAATGTATATCGGCTAATGAAGATAATGTCCCAACAAGTAAAGCAAGTATACTAAAAAAGGATGGAAATAATTTTAAGTTTCAATTATCATTCACTCGATCTAATCAGACGGATATATTGGAGCGTCTGCTTATGTGCACTATCCACTCGAATTTCAGCCAAAAGAACGAGAGATTCTCCGTTACCACCAAGATAGCTGGCAACCCAATGTTATCTTACATAACATATTATCCTGTCTTATCAGGAGAATATATTGTGTCAGGATGCGCTATCGATTTCAATAAAGGCAGCATAAATATTTATGCTGTAGGATATTCCGATGACACCGCCAAGTTAAGCGATATACCATACGACTGATGTATTACACCATATCGGTACATATATAGATATGGTAATGAATGTTCATCATAATAAGATAAGAAAGACGGCCCTTCCACGTACTGGGAGGGCGTTAGACGCTATTCCCGGGGGGGCTGTAAAGCAATCCGCTCAATCCTCCGGAACGAACGTTGCTCAATATTGGAAATTGGTTACGATAGACAGCGACGGCAACCCCCTCCCGGAGGATAAGTGGTACATCCTCACGGACTACCCCGCCAAATCGGTAGGGGACGTTGTCGCTTACGCTACCTCGGATCACGACATTGTACTCCCTCATGCTGGCTACAACATGTTGGGTGCTGTAATGATAAAGGAGGATAGTGGGCTCATCATTGATTCCGCCACCGGCCTATTGTCGCTGGATCCGAATTTCGGCGGCAAGGGCAAGATCTATTATGCCGGTGACGGCCTACAGCTCCTGAACCACGCCGGTACGACGGAGACGCAGAACGAGTTCGCTGTAAAATTCGGTAACGCTAAAGGTACTGTACTGGAAGGAGACAAACTATACGCCGCTACGTGGTGGGGGCAGAAACTCAACTCCAACGGGATAGCTACCGGGGCGATGACAGGCGTGCCGAGCATCAACGGCCTTATACACCTTAACAACGACAAGACGTTTGACGTGGCCAAGGATAAATCGGCGCAATGGGTCCGTTTCTCGGGCGGGAACTCGATTAACGGAATGACCGGGACGAACGCCGTGCTGTCCAACCTATATCTCAATTATAAGGACGCTAGCCATTATGTCAAGGTGGACGCCAATGATAACGTCCTTGCGACCGGTGATGTCGTGGCCTACGCTACAGGGAATTATGATATCGTAAGCCCTATAGCCGGCACCGGGGCGTTAGGCATGGTCAAGGTTGGTAACGGCCTTAATATAGCTACGGATGGAACGTTGAGCGTAGACGGCAGCGCAATAGGCGGATTGGACGTTGCCGCTATGTGGGTGGAACTGGCGAAAGCTGACGCTAGCAAGAAGATAGACATAAGCCATTTGCCGACATCCGCGCTTGACAGTAAGTACGTGAAGAAAGCAGGTGATACGATGACCGGAAAATTGAAAATAAATAGTCAATTAGAAATCCTATCAGATATTACCGATATTGCCATAACATTAAGTCGTACTGTTGAGGAAAATGATGCATATCCAGACATTGCGATGATAATGAAGCTGAATGACAAAAAAATAGGTTATGTTTCTGGTGATTTGAAAAAAGGCACGGTCTTAGGCAATTATCAGTCAGGGAAAAGTTTGCAAATCTCTCCTACGGGATATTTAATTTTTGGCGAGCAGAATGTTTGGCATGCCGGGAATGATGGCTCCGGCTCTGGATTGGACGCTGATCTATTAGACGGCAAGCACCTGTCCGACATACTCGCTTCGAACGTAGCATCAGCTACAAAACTTCAAACAGCCCGAACCATTTGGGGGCAGTCTTTCAACGGGACACAGAACGTATCCGGTAATATGACAGATGTAGGCGATATCTATATGAACTTTGATCGTAAGATCGTTATGAAGGACACCAGCGGAAACAATTTAAATGTCCTTCATTTAAGCAACACTAATAACCTGCATATAGGTTATGATACAGCCGCTAAAGGATATAATACTTATATAAATAGCAATGAAATCTATTTTATAACTTCATCTAACCTTACTGAAAGGATGCGAATCTCGGCTAATGGGAACGTTGGCATAGGCACTACTAACCCATCAGCAAAACTAGATATAAAAGGGAATCAGGATTTAATTCACTTGCAAGCAACAAATAGTGGTTCTGAATATAATTATATAAGAGCATATAACACGGATTACGATTCGTCTTTTAGGTTTGTTGAAGCACAAAATAAGATACTTTGGTTCCAATATGGCAAAGCTGGTAGCAATTCATTGTACAGTGTCAATATAAGCGGAATGAGCGCCGAAGCCATAAAAGAATTTAGAGTGAAAGCGAAAAATTCTATTTTTGAAGGTAATGTAAAGGCGAGTGGCGATGTAGTCGCTTATGCTACAGGCTCAGGAGATATTGTATTGCCAATCGCTGGTACAAACTCACTTGGGGCGGTGAAGATCGGCTCGGGTATCTCGATATCCGCTGACGGCACGATCTCCATAAGCGGCACGGGAACGATCGGAGGCATATCGGTGACCGGAAGCGGCAATGTGCTTACAAACGCCACGCTCAGCTCTGACAAGAAGATAATAACGTTTACCAAGGATTTGACGGCGTTGACCACTGCTAATTATGCTGCTACGCTCGATGGTAGGTATGTCAAGAAGGCAGGAGATACCATGACAGGGGTATTGACTATAGCATCTAATACGATCAATAGCCAATTGATCCTTAAATCAACTATTAGTGATGCAAAAAGCAAGGCCGCTGGCATAAAATTCACGTCCTCACAAGACGCAACACAAAACGTGATATTAAGACATGAGTATTATGATACGTTTTTAGCTGGATATGGGATCGCTATAAGCAAGGAAGGCATTTTAGAGGGTAGCGACCCTAATATGTTTCTGTACAACACAGGCCGTTATATCTCCAAGGTAGCCACTGGAACTAAACCTATTGATGTGGTTTCTACCACGTTATGCAATAACCTTAACGCTGATATGGTAGATGGGTATCATAGGAGTAATTTATATAATACAACAATTGATTGGTATCATACTAGTACTGCTAGGTCTAGGGAAATAACAGTAACAAATGATTATAACACATTCTATCCTGTAGTTTTAGAAGTTGCAGTTAATACCAATGGAGTCCCATATACAGTAGGTATAGGTAAATCGTTAGGTTCAACATCAAATCCTAATTGGGCTGGCAACCATAGTAATAAAACTAGTAGCATGAATTATGTAGGTATTGGCAGGATAGGTGCTTGGGATGGTAATAGCAGCTTTTTTATCACATTATGTAATTCACAAGGATATGCAAAATTGTTGAAAAAAGTAGAAGTTCGGGAGAATGAAAAATCCATTATTGTATTTTGGCTAAGAGGGGGAACAGCTACTTATAGAATATATTGCAGTGCTGGAATAAAAAGTATAAATACTTACTATGCTAGAACTAATGTTGGAAGTACTATAGCTGGTTATGAATACTATGTAGAGCCAATGGCACTGTCAAGTTCTGATAATGATGGGAATTATGCTAAAGATTCCCATATAACAGCATCTATTTTTGAAGGATCATTAATCGGAAACGCCTCAAGTGCGGCGAAACTCCAAACAGCCCGAACCATTTGGGGAAGATCGTTCAATGGAACGGCCAACATTTCCGGTAGCTTGGAAAATGTCGGCAATATCTATTCGACTAACAACACTTTTACTATATACAGAAATGGCATATACTTATTAACTTCATTAGAAAGTGGTCAGCTTAATATAAATGCCTATAATGCTAATATTATATTATTCGGATATAGAGGTACATCAGGATATAGTTTCTATGCTGGAACCGGGGCTGGAGATGCTGTAGGATCAGAAATAGGATACTGGACTAACGATGCATTTACTATAAAGACGAATATCAAGAGTTACCATGTGTACCCTATTACTAACAACACTTATAATCTAGGTGCAAGTTCAGCTAGGTGGAAACGACTGTATTTATCTGGTGTAAATGGAGGGTGGTTAATGGGCAAAACAGATGGATCTATAATAGTAGATTCCACTAATAGCTCAACATTAACTTATTTTCCGTTATATCGATGGAAATCATACACTGGTCGTGTGTTTAACCTTGGGGCCTTACAAGGTACAGATACAGGTCATCGGTTTGGGTTCTTTATGTTTGATAAAGACAGAACTGCAAATGGAACTGATGCAGAATTCTATATGAACTCATCTGGTGATATGATAGGTAATAAAAACCTACGCATGAATGGTGATGTTGTGGCATATTCCACAGGGAACGCTCCAGCTCCATTTAAATACTGGTATCCATCCGTTGATACGAGTGGTAATCTTAGCTGGACGAACAGCACGTCAACGACTACCCCAACCACGAGGAACATCCGGGGGCCGCAAGGAGCTACCGGGCCTAAAGGAGCAACAGGAGCGACTGGGCCACAAGGGCCTAAAGGGGCAACAGGAGCGACAGGGCCACAAGGACCTGCGGGGCCTACATTTACCGGCGGAAACGTTACAGGAATAAAGGCCACAGGTATTACTTGGCCGTTCTTGGGGGTTCAAGACGTTAATTCATCTAATGGATATTATATATCAAATAGAAGTGATGATAAATTATATTTCTGTTATAAAAATACGTCCACTAATATAGCAAGCCTTACAAATGCAGGAAGCTTGTATATCAAAGGAAACTATTCTAACGGATCTGATATACGCCTTAAGGAGCGTATGAGCAATGTTCAAAATATACTCGACAAGATAAGAGACATCTATGCCTTTTATCACAAGCGTAAGGATATTGGAGATAATATTACTCGTATCGGAGTATCCGCACAAGAGATCAATAGAGTATTCCCCGAATTGATAGGTAGGGCTGATATTAATGGATATGGGGAAATTATGACAGTCGATTATTCGACATTGGCAACAGTGGTAGCAATAAATGGATTAAATGAGCTTAACTTGAAACTTGATAAGTTCGTTAGCCCAACCAAGTCATGGATGACCGACAAGGACAAGCGCATAGCGGACCTTGAGGAAGAGGTGAGAGAGTTGAGAAAGGAGTTGAACGATTTAAAAGCGGCGTAAAATGGGAGCGTTGATATTGCCAAAAAAGGATTTACATATACTGCATGTGCGTAATGCGCTTGGCTATCCAAGCACCGATTTGGGTACGTTATGTGGGGGCGTGGCGGCTTGCGCCGCTAAGATAAACAAGTGGGCGAAATACAAGCCTGTGCGTTACAACTTTAGCGATAACAGGCCTGCCAATTGGTGGAAGGCAAACGATGGATTTTGCGGCTTGTCTATCCCTACATACCCCTCATCCAATATAGCGAATATCCTTTCAGCCATGGATTCCGGAATACAGTGGACATATCTTCCCCCACGAGGAAATTCAACTGAGCCTTTTAGGTTAGGCGATTATGCTGGATATAACCACGACGCATATTTCCCTTTATCTGAGCCGATAATACCTGATGTATTCTATCAAACTGCGGGATATTTACAAATAAACGTTGATTGGGACGCAGAGATAGATGATACAATATTGAATATTACCGACATATCCAATTTATCCTCATACTATTTTGCCGCCCTGATGAAATATCCTACTGGCGGTTACATATGGAAGACATATGAAGATACTATAGGAGCGGGCAAATCCATACAGGTTGACTTGCCGCTTCAAGGCACTCAGTCGGGATATACATATAAGGTATATTCATTCCTGTCATCGGCAAAGAAAACGTCTACCGAAGGGAGCGATCCTTCCGGCACCATAGTTCCTCTTCCATTCGCCCCCAAGTCATTTAAGGTATTGACAAGCGCGTACAGGACTGATGTTTACGCGGAGCAACGGACTTATGGTTCGGCTATCGTGGATTACACGGCATCCGTTAAGAATATTGGATCATCCTCCGGAACGTTCACGAACGTAAGCGTGTCTGTCATGTTTATGCTACGGTCTAATGATACTGTCGTATTCCAAGATAAGCAAATATTGACATTCACCCTTAATGCGGGGTCTACCAAGACATTGATAACCGGCAGCGTTGATCTGTCCTCTAAGCCTGGGTATATTAGCGGATACGATCTTAATAATCTATACCGTGTTAAGTTCGTGTCGGATAATGACTATTTGAATTATGGGGACTTCGAGATTGACACGAAGGCTCCATGATGGATATATAAACATTGATAATTAACATTTTAAAAACTAAAGATTATGACATTACAAGAAGTAAAAACAGAGAGCGTAACAAAAATCATCAATGGTACTGGAGAAACTCTTGATATCAAGGAGAGCCGTGTTACGATAACGAGCGAGAACAAGGTGTCCGAGGCGAACGGACAGGTTTATAACAAGCAAGCCGGTTATATCGGAAGCTATAACTACACCAGATTTGGTGGATTGAGCGTCAATGTTAATGATAGCACATTAACCGTTCTGCAAGTAAGCGGTGAGGTCTTGAAATACATCGACGCTGTCGAGAACCAAGTATCGGTAGTGATGGATTAAAATTGATTTTTCCGGTCGTGTTATTTCGATGCGGCCGGGTTTACAAGTTGAATTATAATATAAAAAATAGATCATGAAAAAGAAAGAAGCCATTGAATTGTACAAGGTGTTGAACGGATGCAAGCTGACCGGTATGGTGTCATCCTCGAAGATGACGGTGTTGAACAACCTTAGAAAATTGCGCCCCATATCGGAGACATACGAGGCTGATATAAAGGATGCCATTGAGAAGTTTAAGCCAGAAGGCTTTGACGAGCTGATGAAAAAGGTTCGTGGCCATAATGATTCCGTGAACACGGGCGGTAAGCCCGTGATGTCTGGAGATGAGCTGAGGGACGCGTCCTCGATCATAGAAGGATACAACAAGGAGGTCAATGATTTTGTCGAGAAGATACTGGAGGAGAGCGAGGATGTCGAGATGGAGAAACTGGACAATCTGAATCTGGAGAAATTGCTTGACGCTAACGATATCGAGGCTTCCCGGTTGGAAATAATTTACTCTTATCTGAAATGCGATTAAATGGAATGGGCTAACATCGCACCATGATTGCTGTTTCTCGAAAAAATATATTAAATACAAAATATGTACCGCTACCTCTCCTACATATCAGACCTCGCAAATTGGGCCAAGTCCATCGCCATAGCCGCCGTTGTCACGGCGATGGACTTCGTTTCGCCGATCGAGAATTTCTTGGTGGTGATCCTGTCGCTGGCCTTCATCGATACGTTCTGGGGGTTGGCTGCGGATCACGGGGATTTCCGGAAGAGCAAGTTCATCCGTAGCTGGGTGTACATGTTAGTCTATTTCCTGATCATAATCATCTCGTTCTGGATAGGCGTGATGATGGATATATCGGAGGATAACGCCAAGGCTTTCGTGTCTTGGATCACGTGGGCGATGATATGGTTTTACGGAACCAATGTCTTAAAGAACATGGGCAAGGTATTTCCGGATAACAAGGTGATAGCCTTCTTGTATTGGGTTGCCGCCGTTAAGTTTATTAGCAAGGTCAACTTCTTGGATGAGTATAACAAGACAAAGAATAAAAAAGGCTCCCCTGATCCAAAAGGATAGGGGAGCTGGATGTAAAAACGCCTCTGTCACGCCTGTCACAGGTTATGATAGAGGAACAAGGTTAACAAAGCGTCACAAATATAACAATAAAATCAAATAACAATGGCAGAGAAAAAATTACCTAGAGGGTTGCGAAACTGCAATCCCGGGAACATCCGGATCAACGGAGACTTGTTCCAAGGCGAGATACGCCCGAGCAAGGACAAATCTTTTAAGCAGTTCGAGACGATGGCGTATGGCTACCGTGCCATATTCCGGATCTTGCGTAACTATTATAACAACTATAAGTTGGAAACGATCTGCAAGATGATCGGTCGCTGGGCACCGGAAAACGAGAACGATACGGATTCTTACATTAAGGCCGTATCCGATTACGCCGGTATCCCGGCTGATGATCCTATCAACATCAACGATCGTGAGCAGATGATCCGGATCGTGGCCGGGATGAGCAAGGTTGAGAATGGGAGAGAGGCTGAAATGTCGGACGTTATCGCAGGATGGAATCTACTTTAAAAATATAAGACCTAACGCTGTAAAGGTAAGCGTAAAATAAGATGAAAAAATATATTGGAACAAAACAGATTGAAGCAGAACCTATGACAATGGGCGAAGCTTTTGAGAAAGGATTGCTTAAAGCGGGAAGAGTACCTAACGAAAGCGAGAAGTCAAATGCTGGATATCATGTGAAGTATCAAGACGGTTACGAGTCATGGAGTCCAGCAGAGCCATTCGAGAAGGCTTATAAGATCTGTGATACGTTTATGAATCGTCTCCAAATAGAATTGTCCGAATTATCCGATAAACAAGAAAAGCTAGGTAAGTTTTTTGGTACGGATATGTTCAAAGGATTGTCAACGCAAAAGCAAGTATTGCTACGTGCACAATTCGGAGCGATGGAAGCTTATAGGCAAATCCTTATTGAGCGCATCCGTATTGAGGGAATCGCAAAATGAAACCGTGGCAAGCAATATTAATACTAGTGTGCTTGGTAGCCAGTTTCACGGCTGGCTACCATATCCGGGGGGATGTGACTGATAAAGTCGTGTCTAAATCTGATACCGTATTAATAACCGACACGATCCATGACAGTATCCCGTATCCTGTTTACGAGACATTGGTGCGGACGATACCAGAGCCTTTTCCTGTCTACATTACATTAGACGGTGACACGATTAAGGAACCTATATATGTCCCGGTGCCGATAACTCAAAAGGAGTACAAGACGGATGATTACCGGCTGTCAATATCCGGCTATAAGCCTAATCTTGATTACATCGAGGTTTATAGAAGGACTGAGTATATAACCAAGACGATCACCCCCCGTAGATGGGGAATAGGTGTTATTGCCGGTTATGGGATCGGGAAACATGGACTATCACCTTACGTTGGATTGGGTGGATTCTGCAGGATTTGGTGAGGCCTCCATGACTCACGTCCGGGAAGCCCCTATTAACTAGTAATAATAATTCGTCATATGAATAACAAGGGTTGACGTTTTTTTGTTCATGTTTAATTTAATATTAGTTTGATGGTGACTTCGTGAGAACGAGCCGGAAAGGGAGGATAAAGAAAAAGAATCTTCCCTAAATAATCGGATCGGAAGTTTGATTATTTTTTCATGCCACGCACGACGGGAAGATTCTTATATGTCTTTCTGCCGTGCATTTTTTTGCCGGCTTGATAGTAAAACAAACCACGAAATAAAAAGTTTATGAATAAGGTGGAAATTTTTTACAAAAAAGTGATAGAGGCAGTCTGCAAGGAGTGCGGAACCGATCCGGTAATGATGTTTAGCAACAACAAGGAGAGGAACGTTGACGCTAGGGGAGTGGCTATAACCATACTGGCCGATCGCAAGTTGAGCGACAATATCATATCCGATCTGACGGGGATGACGAGGCAGGCGGTCAACAGGATGCGTAACTTGTACCCGGACAGAATAAGGAGGAGTTACTACCTGAGGAGGACGGTGGAGAGCGTTAAAGATAACATAAATGAATAGTTATGATTATATTACAACTTTTTCAAAGTTCAAATGTTATACTAATGATAGAAAAAAAGTTACCGAAAATATTGTAGGTGATAGAAAAATAGTTATCTTTGTGCGTTCATTCATCCAAGATGATGATTTTATTAACCAAAAGGATTAGCACATAGTAAGAAAGATCAAGGCTGTTATGGCCTTATTGGAAGCGAATGGATGGGCGCACATAAGAACTAGAGGAGATCACAGGATATTCAGGAAAGACGGAGAACCCCGTTCTATTCCTATTCCGGGGAGTCCTAGTGACGATCTAGCAATCGGTACGCTAAAATCAATATTAAAACAAGCCGGGCTAAGCGAGTCTGACTTTGATAAAATTTGATTAACATCCAATGGATAGCAGGACATATAGCCAGTCCTGCTTTCATTTTGGATGAGTGATAAATTTGCAAACATGAACCTAAAAAAAATATCAAGATGAAAACGTTGACTGTTATAATCGAGAGAACCGAGAATAATTACTCGGCATATCTGCAAGAAGTGGATGGCATCGTGGCAACAGGTAAAAGCGTGGAAGAAATAAAAAAATGTATAATTGATTCTATTAACGTGCTAATAGATGAATGTAATGAGTTTGGCGATACCATTCCAGAGGCGCTTAAGGGTGAGTATTGTTTGGCGTTTAAAATGGATGTTAAATCTCTTTTGGATTTCTATTCAAAGATATTCACCAAAGCAGGATTAGAGCGTATTACGGGCATAAACCAAAAACAATTATGGCATTATGCGTCAGGTTTGCGTAACCCACGCCCAGAACAAACCGTTAAATTAGAAAATGCCCTTCATAAACTAGGAGAAGAATTATTGGCTATAAATTTATAATTAACCGCTATCCTTATGCTTCCTATGGCCCCCAAAAATCTGGGGGCTTTTTTTGTCTCATTCCCTTCCGCAAAGAACTAGCAACAACCTCGCAACAAGCTAGCAAGGAGATATTTATTTAGCAAGGCACTTCTCTGGATTTTTGTGATGCCGGGATAACCCGGAATAACCATAAAATTCATGATATATGGAAGCAGAGAAAATCATTAAGGAGAAAGAGATCGTCCATGAGGATGAGCACAAGGATTACGCAAGCAAGGGCGTGGGTAACGCCGGCTTGACATTGGGTATCATTGGTACGGCTCTTGGAGCTTGGGCGGTGTCACGTAACCGTGGCGGCTTGTTCGGCGGTGGCTGGGGAGCCGGTATGCCGGAGAACGTTAACATCAACACGACCACAGGAGGCGGTGGTGGTTCCGGGGTAGGCGCTCCGACTGCGTTCATGGCTTGGGAAAAGGGCTGTGAGGAGGCGTTATCGCTTACAAACGCAATGTGGGGATTGAAAGTCTCAGGTATGCAAGCCGATTACGATCACCGCCAGACGGATATCGCCGAGAAATTCGCCTTGTGGAAGTCACAGGTAGACGCTGATTTCGGATTGTACAAGTCACAGGTAGACGCTGATTTTGGTCTATACAAGAACCAAAGAGACCAGTTCGATGTCTTGAAGGCTCAGATCGATGAATTGAGGTGTCAGGTGGCTGTAGGTTCGGCGATTCGTCCTTACCAAGACAAGTTGCTTCAATGCGAGATCGAGAAGGCGTTCACGGCTAGTGTCAATTACACCGATCGTAGAACCAGCCGTATGATCACGGGAGAATTGGTATTGCCAAATACCCCTACGGTAACAGGCTATCCTAGCTACAATCCGTGCTCATGCCCGGCATCCGCTCCGGCGCCTACGGCTTAAGGTAAAGTTAGTGGCTTGTGCTCCCTAGGGGGCGCTTGCCGCTTTCCTTTTTTTAACCACTAACAGTATTATCATGCAGACAAATGTTTTTTTAGGGGGGAGTGACCCTGTATTAGGTAGCAACCCTTATAATCCGAATATAAGCGAGATAGAAGCAAACATTCAGCGTCTCCAGCAAGCGCAGCAACAGATGGAGATTCAGAAGCAACGTATGCTTAACCCTTCTGCGCAACAGGCCCAAAGCCGTAATCCGGTGTGGGACGAGATAGATAAGCTCGTTAGCGAGATGTCGGATAGCGAGTTCGAAATGGTCAATAACAATCCGGAGTATCAACAGTCCTACCAGAAGGTAATGGCTATCCTTAACCGTGAATACATGCGCGTCATGCGTCCGTTGGTGGAGGAGAGCAAGGATGGCAAGGCCGCCTTGGAGGAATTGTTGGGAATGGCCAAGAAGATAAAGAAATCGGCCTCAGAGAATGTTAACAAGAACATGGCGTTGTTCGCTGAGTACACGGCCAAATACGCCGATATGCCATACGCCGACTTCCTTAAATTGAAGAATAGCGGAAAAGGAGGTAAAAAATGACACGTGAGGAAGGTATGCTTATCGAATTGATCGATAAGGTCAAGAGACAAGGGTATGCTATCAATACCTTGAGAGAGGAAGTGGAACAATTAAAGAAAGAGTCATATGGAACTAAAGCAACAAGCTCTAGAGCTAAAAAGCAGGCTAATTAACTCGGTGGAGATATGGGCGGAGGAAAGGGTTGACTCTTTCGTCTCCGGTAACACGGCTTTCAAGCCCCTTGGCAAGTATCTGAAAAGAGGTGTCCACAACATCCTCGTGCAAAAGGACAAGGAGATCACCGATAAGGTGGAGGGTTTCATGATGTTCGTCGCTGACGAGAACGGCAATTACGATAAGGAAGAGTTATTCGATGACGCTATGAACGTATTCAAGAGCATGAAACCTTACAAGTTCGAGCAAGGTTTCTTGAAAGGCACGATCGGGGAAGGCTCCATCTTGATTGAGCTTCCAGATAACGGACTCATGAATTTTATCCTTGGTGACACTAACGCTATCCGTATAACGGAAGCGGATTTTCTGGAACTGAAATCAATATTCACAGAATAAAATAAATGACAGGGTATGAGATACAAGGAATTGATGAAGGACTATCATTCGAAAGGGATGGTATCCGAGAAAAAGATGTGGGAGGCCATATGCGAGCTAGACGAGGCGATGGAGTGTCTAAAGGAAAAAGATCCCGACACGTATGACGAGGCCATACGTGATATACATGAGGTTTTTTGCGGTCCTCATTATAATGAGCATTTCGCTAAGATGGACGTGGCGGCAATGCACCATAAAGGCAAGTCGGGGGAGGATAAGGGTGAGCACTGGAACATCCAGCAAGTAACCGCCGTCGCTAAAGGCATGAGCGTACCGGGCAACGCTAACATATGGGATGTGTACGTCGCTCTTAACGCGAACTGGCACGACAAGGAGGTGAAGTTCTCGGAATGGTTCGGTCCGGACGCCGAGAAAAAGATCATCGATGATGCGATCAACTTCTACTTCTTGGACGATGACGCTCCGGAAGGCAAGGTCTGGATTTACATGTGTGCCATGGATGACTAAGAAAACCAAAAATAAAGGACACGCAAAGAAGGAATCCGCAAGACGGGAGATAGACCGCCTCACGGATTCCTTAGATTTCGAGCCTGTCAACTTTTACGAGGTGATGGCTCGGATTAGACACTTGATGTGCCTGTTATAGCCCAATATCGATTAATAACCCACTGAATAGATGAGCGTAATACAGAGGTTGTGCCTCTTTGGGATTGTTAGGGTTTCCCCATATTTAAGTCTATCTGCTGTCAAGAATTTGAATTTCTTCAGAGGATGTAAATTAAACTGTGTCAGCAAGGAATAAAGTATTAACTTTGCTAACACAGTTTTTTTTATGAAAGAAGAATTTGATTTCGAGAGTATCAAGAACAAGGCCATTGAACAGCTG